TAAAGATGGTATAACTGAATAACCAACTGTAATAACATTAACTTTTCTATTCTCCCTAGCTAATACTAGCATAGCTAACTTTAGACCTTCATGGAAAAAACCTATTTGACCTCCCTCACCTTCTCCAAGTACCCAATATGAATAGGAGATTCCAACAGATGAATCAACAATATGACCATACATTCCATCATAATACAAATGTATTTTAGTTTGTGTATCAAGAGCATTAGCGATTAATTCCCGTAGGGCATCACCAACACTCCAATTAGGTACGTATTTTGGACTAATAGGATATTCAACAACTTTTTCTTCCATAGATATTTCACCTATAAACTCAACTTTTTATCCATCAGTCTTTCATATTAATTTTTACCCTATATAAAGAAGGGAAATAGTAGACTCCTATCCATTCAGGCCAACATTGAGTACTTAGAGCATTCATCCTGGCATATAATAGATATTCTTGAGCATCAGTTATAGAATAAAAATATACATAATCATCTAATTCATATAAAGCGCCAAAATATTTTGATATAACCATATTTATTAATATACTAATAAAGAGGTAATTTACTTAGTCTCCCTGACCTTTACAACAACTTTGTCAGGCTTAATAGATATAACTGCTTTAGTAATAGCTTTAGTAACCTTTTCACCATACTTAGTAATAAAACCACGAACAACTCGCATATCTACATGCTCTAGGATAATAGTAACCTTTTCACGTTCTGCGATAATGGCATTCTGTAATTCAATAATTGGAACTACTTTAGCAAGAGCGTTTTTCAGTTTTTTCTGATCGTATTCAATACCTCCTTTTTTAAGAATGCATGTAAGAAATAGATGATTAAAATCTTTGATTTCCTGATCAACCATAATTCTTAGTAATTCATTTTCTAGATCTCGTTGTACCGTTTGCAGTACAACGATATGTTGCTCATGTTCATACCAGACATTAAGGAGGGTTTCTATTTCGGTTTGAATCTCAACATCTACCATCATATCCTCCAACTTTCATCAAGATGTGCTCATTGTAACATAAAAAGAGCTAGTTGTAAAGTATCATAAAATAGGATATTTAGTATAATAAAATATAATATCTATACGTATTTTGTATGAATTCTATAAACCCCTTCCTTAGTGATACTTATATGTTTCCTACAACTAGAACAATATGCAAAAGCACCTGTTAAAAATTTCTTAACCCCAGAATCTTTTCCATACTGTATAGCTTTTTGTATCATTAAATTATCTACACTAAGCCCAGAATTAGTACACAGTATTTTTAGTCTTGACGGTATTGCACCACCTGTCTCTTCAATAATATTTAATATAGGTATATACTCCCTCTGTTTATTATACGTGTCAACAATACTTAATGGATTTGCAATTAAAAGCTCCCATGATGAGGGGTTATAACCATGTTCTCCTACATGCAAAACAACATCTGAGTAAAGAGATTTAACCGTATCTATTAATTTAAGATGTGTTTCTTTATTATAAACACTATTTATATAAATATGTTTTGGATCTATATGATAGAGCTCTTTATAAATTTTAAAAGCACTGGTAAAATCACCTATATTTAAATCATTAGGATAGTTTGGTGATACATAAGTATAATAGTAGAACATTAAAATTCCGTATCCCCATTAAATTTCTCTGCACTGACATCATCGGGAAAAACCATGAAAATAATGTAGGGAGGTACATCAGAAAAAAATACCCTGCAGTCATATTTCTTTTGCAATAATAATTTATATTGATATATATCTTCAGAAGAATCTATAGGTAAGAAAGCAATAGATATAGGATATTTAAATTCAATTTCATATTCCATACAGTTAACTAACCCCCAAGAATTTCGACACAAGAGCATCCACAAAATTAATAGAATGTTGTGGATCTAACCCGTCAATTATATGAGATGCCTTTATCCTTTTACTTTCAATTAAACCCCAAATATTTTCATCAATTGTATTTCTCCCCAAGAAATAAAAAATATTTACATCTTTTTCTTGGGTCATTCGATGAACACGGGCCTCAGCCTGATCATGTATCATAGCATTCCATCCCAACTCAACAAAACTAATATTATGACAATTGGTAAAAGTATGCCCCATGCTAGCTGCTCTTAAAGAGGCAATCAGTACTTGATTATCACCATCTATAAATTTTTTCTTTGCTATATCAGAATCATATATAGAAATACCCCCTAAAATAGAAAGGGAGTTTGGCACCATTCTCAAAAGAGCTTTTTGAATTGAAATATGATCTGCATATATAATCATCTGTTCTTTATTCGATAAATAATCTTTTAACCATTTATTAATCCCATTCAGTTTTCCATAGGCGCATATCTGTTTTAAATAATTAATTCTAACAATTTGCTCAGCTCTTGATGCATTATTAGCCGCTATACTACTAATATTTACTCGCAGCCATTTTATTAAATTATCCCTGACCTGCTCATATATAGGTCTATTATTAATATCTAACGTAATTACGTTAGTATTTTTAGGAGGTAGAACAATTCCTGCTGCTGAATAATCAGCCCTTATATAACATCTTTGAGTCAACAATGTATGTAGATATTTAAGGTTGGCACCAATATGGTTAAAACGTTTTAAAAATGCTTTTTCACCTCCAAATTCTTTGAGACGATCTATAAATCGAAGAATAGTAACAAGATCCCTAACCTGGTTAACTATCAATGTACCAGTTAGTACATACTTATAAGGAATGTTTTTAGCTAATGCAATACTTGCCAGGGTTTTTTTCGCCTTATCACTTCTAATAGAATGACCTTCGTCAGCAATAATACACTTAAAATCCACTTGACTTAAGTATTGTAGGTGTTTGTGCAAAATATCATAATTAATTATAGTAATATCTTCTCTACCATATAATACAGATTGAAGTTTATTACCTCCAGAAATGATTCTATATGTCTTATTAGGCAGTACTTTTTTAATAGTGTCCACCCACATTAATTTTAAATTAGCTGGGCATAAAATAACAGCAGGGTATAAATTACCTGCTGCTAAAGTAGCCAAAGCTATATAAGTCTTACCAAGACCCATTTTATGACCAATAATACATTGTTTTTTATCTAATGCATATTTAACAGCATGTTCTTGAAATATAAAAAGAGACCCATTAAAACTACTTGAATCAATATTTAATAATGGGGTAAAAGAGCTATTTTTTCTAATTAAAGTTTCTACCATCCCTATTAATATCCCCCAGTAACTAATTCGTTATATACTCTACTACATAAATAGAATATCGTATAGTATTATATTCCAATATTTAATATTTCCTATTATGATAAAGCATAGACTTACCGTTCTTTGAACAGTCTTTACTACAATAAAACCTCTGCCTGTGTTTATTTTTATACGTAAAGTCAGAGAATCTTATACTAAAATTTCTTTTACAAAAGGCGCATTCTGCATAAGTATAAGTCCCTTGTGTATGATTTAAACTACCCAAAACTGGCCCATTTCCCAATCCAGTACATATATTACTACAATATACTTTACCAGTATATCGGGTATCAGTTAATTTCCGTCGTTCTGCGGATTTAAGTCTCCAAAAAATTTTATGGCAATGATCACATATAAGTTCTATATGATAGTGTATAAAACGACACTGCTCAGAGCAGAATCTATGTGGTATAGATTTATCATACGTCTTTATTATATTTTCACATTCAAAACATTTAAATCCATATGATTTTTTAGTTGACAAACCATACTTTTTCAAAATCCATCCAATACCCTGTCTTGTCCGACCAAATATATTGCCCAGCTGAACTAAAGTAGTATTGGGATTATTTATCTTATAATTAATAATTTCTCTGTGTATTTTTTCTATCTCAATTATATTCATATTCTTAACTCCTTAAAAGAATTAGAATTAGTACTATATACTATTTTCTTTATTCCTGCGGATATTATAAAATCCATGCACATAGAGCAGGGTTTAGACAATAAAAATTGATCATCAGCACCTTTTCTCCATATATATAAAGTACTATTTTTTAACTTACGATCTGGAGCTTTAAATATACATCTAATTTCAGCATGGAGCCTCCTATGTGGATTATACTGATGGATAAGTGGATGTGTTTTCTCTAAATTATTTGCAGCAATGGCAATAGGTTTTTTTGATACAATTAAAGCTACAATTTTCCAGCGTTGGTTTACAATAGAGTTAAAGACAGGTTGAATAAGATTATTCCATTTAATTATATCCGTGTGATACTCCAGTTCATGCATTTATAACCAGTCCTTTTATCAAATATGTACGTATATTATACATAGATCTGATACAATTGTAAACCATCATAAAATATAATAGTTTATATTACATATAAAAATATAAATGGCAAGGTTATAAAAGCCTTGCCATTATCACATCTTAAATAATATAAAACTAAAAATTTCTAATATAATCTAATGTCTCTGCTTGGTTTTCTTCTTGGTTTGTTATTTGACTTTTACTTATTGTATTACCCCCATTAGCAATCCAATTTTGTAAATGTTTAAATATATTTACATCATAACCAGAAACAAATGCAACACCTGGATAACTACATTCTAACGGACTTCCTTCATACGATGCTAAATTCCATAAAACTATTAGAGGTGTTTCATTAAATGTATCCCGCCATTTTTTTAATGCTAATTCCAATGGGGGAAATTTCCGGTAATATAAGGATTCTCCAATTACTGTAGGGGGATGGAATTGCATATCACTAAAAAAATACACTATTTTAAAAGGTTTTATACTATACTTTATGATATAATTCAATGTATCTATTATTGATCCATACACCTGGGTACTACCTAATCCACAATTCATTGCTCGATGTCTCAAAACAAAATCAAATAAATTTACATAATGATCTTTATTAAATTTAGCAATATGTGCATTATCATCAAATGTAGCTGCATAGCCACTAGTTGTTGCTACACAAGCACAAAGGAGTTTAGCTATATCCATATTAGTTAGAGAATTTTCTTTTGATACTTTAGTAAACATAGAACCTGAAACATCAGCAAATCCTAATCCCCTTAAAGATGGAACTGTATTCTTTACAATTTGAAGAAATATTTTATTAAATACCTGACCATATTCAGGCATACTTTCAGATACATAGTTCTTTTTATAAGATCCTATTGTCACAGCTTTATAACCAGCGTACACCTGATGAGGCCAGATCCCATTAAATTGTCTAGAGCCAATTTTTTCTATTAATTCTTCTGGAGAATATCCAGCTTTTCCCATATTTCTAATATTCAAAAGAAATGCCATATCTGGTACAAGATTACTATTGAATAAAGATTCCCAGGTTTTCTTATTATTTCCAAAAACAGAGAGAGCTTGACTAATAGAGGGCGCAAAATCACTGATATTTAAATATTCTTTGTTTTTAAAACTAGAATGGGTTAAATCATATGCGGGCCATTTATCAATAACAGTACTAATCTTTGATTTAGATGTATGTAAGACTGCATATATATTTTTTAATCTAGAGGAGAGTTGTTTATAGCATAGGCCCATTACATCTACGAGACGTAAAGTCTTTGGAACACTGATTTCATTACCACATATATCTTTTTTAAATCTAACAGAAGTCCTATCAACCTCTATATTTCGGTATTTTAATATTTGATAATCAGTAAATTCTTCAAGAGTACTGGCTATAGCTTCTTTTATATAGGGCGGAATACTCTCTATACCGCCTAAATCAAGATTCTCCCAATGTGAAACAAATAAAACTACATCATCTGGACGATATAATAGAGATTTTTTAACATACTCTTTAATAAAATCTACAGAATATGTATCTTCTCCGCAAAAGGATGATAACACTGCTGGAACTACAGATCCTTGAATCCTATTTCCCTTTCCTAATTTTGGATGTCGTACATAAACCCCATATTTCCACCCAAAACCTTTTTCATATACCTCCGCATCTTTTAATGCCTTGATAAATGAAATAATTTCATCCTGTTGAGATTGATAAAAACCTTTAGTAAAACGTACCGCTCCCTTAGTAAAAACCAGGTCTAACAAAGGATTGCTTATTACATACTGAGTAGCTCCCTCATGCGTTATTTCCCCACTTTGAATAATTTTAATAGCTCTAGGCATATATATATACTTCTCTACACTAAAAATAAATCCTTTTTGGAATTCCATTTATGGAAGTACATAATTTGTTGTTAGTAGTTCGCTTACAGTATCCCGTTTATCCCCTTTGCAGTTAATAGATCTTGGAGACTGTACAACGGTAATGTGCCAATAAGAAGCATCAAATAAACTAAAAGAAATCTTACCTACATCAGCTTGTTTACCATTAGCTTGCTGTATTTTATAATTAATTCCCATACGTATCCCACTTCAGATTTTCAATGCTTTTATTATGCCATAGAAATTTAGATTTATATTTATATGAGTATAAAAAACATACTATTTTTTAGAGGGGTGAGAGGGTGGAATTGCACCACCATTACAGGCCCCATAAGTAATTGAAGTAAGAGAATAAGGTATGTCTATTCCCTAAAGCCTGCGTCCTGCTCTTTAAACGACCCTACCCCATATAGTATTAACGAAACCGAGAGTTAAGTATATAGACAGTATTTAAGATTCCAAAAACCTGATATACTCTCGATACACAATAACAATAACATAAATAGCACAAGTTGTCAATATCCCATACATAGATTTTGTATATTTAAAAAATCTATGACATTTAGTACTTATTCTTCAATTAAACATTAAATATTTTAATTATATATAATAATTAAAATTAAGTACATCAATCTAGAAAATAATAAATATTACTAACAGATATTTTTCTTTCTCTACTATGCACAATCATTACTTTCATCTAAATATAACCCTATTATACCAAAATTCTTGATTCTTTCTATATCTTCTATAGATACTGAAGGTATGCACCTTGGTGGGCCAACAAGATATTTTTTATCAAAAACTATGTTTGGATTTATATCTGATAAATAGTAATTTTGAACCCAACCGTTTACATTATTTTGAATACCGGGTATTACTAAATGAGAATAATCAATAGTATATTTATTACTATTAGTAGAATATGTTATATCGTATTTTTTAGTATCTATTTGATTAAAAATACGATATTTCTTATAACATTCGTTATTACAAAAAGCACGTAATGAATGATGCTTTAAATTATATACGTGTCTTGCTCTAGAACGAGAAAAATTACCCCCACAATTATGGCACTTAAGTATTACATTAATCACTTTAGATCTCCTTTTATTAAGCTCTGTTCCCACCTTCTGACACTACCCAAGGTTCTAGATTATCCTCTTTAACTTCCTCATGTCTTTCTCCATTTAAAACATCATTTTTAATTTTAGGAAAACCATACTCTTCTAAAAGCTTTTCATGGTTTTTTACACGATCTTTATATCCATTAGTAACCTTCCATTCCTTCGTATTCAATTCTTTTAAAAACTCCTGAAATTTTTGTAATTGTTTATTTTCCATATTACCTATTGATTTTACCGCATATTTATCCTGTTCTTGTTTAGATAACTTTCCCCAAGCTCTAGATAACCCAACCAATTCAAAATATGGTATGTCTTGAGGCTCTTTATTTTTTAACGGATTCTTATTATTTCTAAGTATATAAATTATAAAAGCATTATTATTTGATAAATCAGGATGTTCTCTAGTAAATTGATCCCATGTAGGTCTACCAAAATATGTAACAGGTTTGTATAATTGTTTTTCTAATATTTCATAGGGTTGATTTGATACCTCAGCCCAACGCTCTGATTCTTTAGGGTTAGGATTTGGCTCATAAAGATCACAAACATACTCTGATGCTACTGGTGAATGTATCTTTAAACAATAACCTCCTTCTACATAAAAATTACATGTATGGCATTCTTTTGCATCTTCTTTAGCAGGTTGATAGTTAACTTGATCAAAGACCGTAAGAATATCTGTATTTCCAAAAAGTGCTTTTTCTGTATCATCAAGCGGGAAATTATATTGTACAGGTGGACTAGAACTATTATTCTCAAAAACCCAGGGAATTAATTGTAGTTTAAATAATGGAATATATGTATCTGGAATTTTTGAATTTATACTAATAGAATACACTGAAGGAATATATTTCCTAATTTCTACTTGTATAGCATCTGTTATTGAATTACGATAATTAGATTTTATAATTATAGAACTTTCTTTGTCATTATAATAAATACCAACATCTGGAACAACGGGGAAGTTTTTATCGAAAGATTTTTTTATTTCGTTCACATTTAATTGTTCTAGAGAAGCTATTTTTGATTTAATAATAGAAAAATTAGCCTCTGAATTTACCCCTTCCTCACATAATGTTAATTCCTGTAACTCCAACTCTCTTATCTCAAGATAATTAGAATCATCTCTCTGAACAATCTTTGTATCTAAAGCACTACCAGCTATTGAGTAGCTTTTTATATTACCTTTTTTGATTTCTTCAATAACTTTTTTAGAAACATTGGTATCATTCCTTAATTCAGTAATAGCCCATAAACCATTATTATAAATACCTGATTTAAATACCTGACCATTTTTTGCTATAAAACATGGTAGAACCCATCCAACTTGAACATCTGAATGATAAATCATAGAATTACGATTACGAAAATTAGACATAAATTTTTTAAATGCTTTATCAAGGGCATCAACAGTAATTAAATGGCCCTCCTTATCTACCATTGCAACAGAAGCAGGGCCACCAACTATAATTGGGCCAGTAGTCTCATCATTTAAATTATTATCTAATACATATCTCTCATATATGTTACCTGGGCCATAATAACGATATAAGGTTAATATCTCTGCTGGAGATGCTACGTGAGCGGTGTATAACCGTTCATATTCTTCTATCCCATCCCATATATCATTTTTAGATACCATTCCCGCCTTAGATTTTTCTAGGAAAACCATACCACAAGTAGCTACAAAAGGAATAATACCCTCTTTATCACTTTTACCAATATTACAAGAAGTAGTGTATGTTTTATTTAATTCATTGAAATTAGCTTGAAATAAAGACACGTCCGCCCCAGGATATATTTTCTGTAATACAGCATCTCCGCTTTTATGTATTTCCTGTGCTACTGAATCACAAGCCGACGCCATTTCCATTTCACTAGGATTACTCTTACTAAACAAATTTAACAGGGATGGAATTACAGTTTTATCTACCTTATATTTTAAATCCCAATAAAGCATAGATAGATCATCTGTCGTAGCTTGGGATTTAGCAAGATCTCTATATATTTGTAAAAATTTAGTTGGAGAGGACATATAATATTACCAGAAATATATTAAATTAGTATACATAAATATCTATAAAATCCTCTATCAGATAAAACAAATAAATCATTCATTTAATACATCTATTTTAGATATATAAACACCAATTTTATCCATTTCCCATTGAACCCATATATTATCTAATCCATATTTCTTTGATTTATCCATTATATCATACAACCCTAAAAAATAATTTTCACAGGATAGGCATCTAGTTGAATCTCTGTATAATAAAAGATTATCACATCTCTTGCAATATATATGCATTAAATTACCCCTATTTTTTAGCACTAATATCACGACAAGTTAAAAATACCCTTAATAATTCTTTCCTTGCCTCATCATATACAATACGATTAATATTCCCCTTAAATGTTTTATACGCCCTATTATCATCATTGAAAATCATCTCACCTAATCCATATAACTGACCTACCATTCGAGAGAATACCCGCATAACCTCCATTTGTGCTTGATTAACAGGAATACTAGCTAATACACTTGAACTAGACTTTTGCTCCATTATAAATAACCCTCGTTATTATTAAATACGCTCTAATTTTTTAAGGTTTTCCTCCAAATATCCTACAAAACTAGGAATTCTCTCATTAAAAGCATCAGCAAGAAATGGATTACCGTCTGATTTTGGGATTTCTGTTATAACACGAAAAATTACATCACTATTTTCATATTCATTCTTTTTTGGTATAATTGGCACAACTTTTTTCTCCTTGTATTCCTTCCAATAACCTTGAATAACAGTGCCATCTTTTCGTCTATGTGTCCGAACATAAACTCTCTGTGTATCAATTATAGGCTTATTAACGCTATTTCCTTCATGTACTTTAGATGCGTAATTAGCTGTGTATTCTATAATTGCTCCTTTTCCTGTATTTCTTAACCTACCACTATTTTTTAAATAACCAGAATTAGTAGGGACTTTTTCTTGGGACACCTCAAAAACATCATGCATTGTCTGTTGTGCTGCTTCTATAATAGCACTGACTACTAATTTAACTAATTGCTCTTCATTTATAGCCATATTATTTTAAAAATGCAGGGATACTATTAAATGTATAATTTGGTTCTACATTTTGACGCTTTAATAAACCATCGAGGTATCTCTGCACTAAAAAAGCGTGCTTTTGAGATTGATTTAGCTTATTTGAATCACTGGATAATAATTCAAATAAGAGTCTATAATGCTGCATATATCCAGTTTCCATTAAATCAATAGTATTTATTATACCACCTTTTTTATTAAATAAAATAGTATGTTTCATTATTCGACCACTTCCTTCGCATTGTTTTAAATCAAATTCAACATAATTATTATGAAGCCCTTTTATAATACCTTGAATCCGAGAAGCGGTAATTTCAGGTGATATAACATGATTATAAATATACCTACTAGTATATAAATTTCCATTTATATCTAAAATATTTAAATTAAATTTTTTGGATATAGATAACAATAATGTTAGTAAATGCCATTGAATATCATACACAGAATTAATTTGATACCTATCACTAGGAATTAATAATGACTGAAAAAATGTAGATTCAATTCTACCTAATTCTTCTGTTCTAATGCTCAATAAAAAATCTATAAAGGATAAGGAAAATAATTTATGATCTACTGGATATACATTATTCATTTTTGAATAACATAAATCCCTCAAACTATCAAATGACATACTAAGGGGTTTTTCTACTGCGATCCTACAATTTGATGTATAAAAATACTTTATATAATCAACATGATATTCTGGTGGGCAAGCAATGATTACTAGCGTGTCATCTATATTTCGATTTGGTATATCTGATAAATTATATATTTGTTTATATAGAAAATCCCTCCCTTCCAATTTACATACTGACTCTAGACTAAATATAGATATAGTATCAATAATATATTTTTTACTTATTTCTAATAGTGCTGGCCACCAACGTTCTTTAACTACGTGACCAGCACCAATAATAAATATATTTCTATAGTTATTCTGTTGTGAGAGCAACAAGGTATCCATTTCCAT